GAGCAGGGCATCGACAACACCACTGCCAGCCAAGAACTCGCATGCACAGGAGGGGTCTGTGATGTCGTTGACATATCCTCGGCGGCTTAGTCTCAGGCCTTACGACAACTACGGGCCCGAGAGTTCCTCGGTGCCCTGCCCTTCGTCGTCGTGTGATAGAGGGTACAGAGAGGGCGCAGCGGTCTTCGATAGCTCGGGTGAGCCTAATGCGACCTATGAGGTGTGCGGTGTCTGTCAAGGGCTTGGCATCATCACACGATCAGAGTTGCGAGACTACATTGCAGAAAGGTGCTGATGATGAAGATCAAAAGAACATCTCAAGTGTCGGGGGTCACACGTACCCTCGACCTCGACG